AATGCAAAACAACCTAACGGCAGTTTAAAATCTACTGATTTTCTGACTATGGTTGATATTTTATCGGAAGGTGAAATCGAGGGGAGTGCAACAGCAAGCAAAAATAATATTACAGACAAAACATCTACAGGTTATAAAAATTCCCTTTTAAAAGATTTATTTTTAAATAATCAACCTGTTTTAGTGTCAGATGCTGATGTAAATGATCCCAAAAATTCAGATTTTAATTTCGATCATGTAATTTTTAGATTTCAAGCAGGGACAGCAAATAATGAAATATTGCCAGCCGCACAATTGCAGTCAAAAGAAATAACAGGAGGGGATGTAGGACAATTAGTAAGTTTTCCTAAAGGTGGATCTGCAACAACTAGATCTGTGACAATAACAGATACAAATGTAGATTTAGTAAGAGTAAGGGTAAAATTTGATAATTTTTTTAAAATCAAAAAAAACACTGGTAATAGAACCTCAACAAAAGTAGATGTAAAAATTTTTGTTAATCCTAATAATGGTTCTCAACAAACAGTAATAACCAATACTGTGAAGGGTAAAAGTGCAGCTGCTTATAGTCGTGATTATGGAATAAGACTTGCTGATATAACTGGCTACAATAATACAACAGGTGAATCAGATTCATTTTTCCCAATAACTGTGACTCTCACCAGAACAAACAGTGAGGGTGGTAGCAATGTATTCAATAAAATGCGTTTAGGTGGTGTTACTGAAATAATTGAAGATGCTAATAACTATCCTCACGTTGCTCATTGTTCCCTACGAATAAGCTCAGAGGAATTTCCAAATCTGCCATCAAGGGTTTTTCGTATGAGAGGGAAGAAAGTAAAAATACCAAGCAACGCAACAGTTCACATAGACACAGGTAGATTAAGTTATAGCGGTACATGGGACGGAAATTTTGCAACTGATAGAAAATGGACAACAGATCCAGCTTGGATTTTATATGACTTGTTAGTTTTTAATTCTGAAAGAACTGACGAGCAACAGTATGGTTGTAAATTACCAGAATCTTCGATTGATAAATTTGTTTTTCGTAAGGCAAGTGAATATTGCGGTGAATTAGTAGATGATGGTGATGGTGGTCAAGAACCTAGATTTTCACTTAATACTAATATAAATACTCAAGCTGAGGCCCTAAGCGTTATAAATGATATTTGTTCTGTTATGAGAGCAATGCCATACTATCAATCAGGTTCGATAAAAATATCGCAAGATGCTCCGCAAGATTTTTCTAATCCAAATCAAATAAGTTTTGATTATGTTTTTAACAATGCAAATGTGGTTGATGGTGCGTTTACTTATAGTGGAAGCTCTTTAAAGACTAGATTTACAATAATAAATGTAAGTTATTTTGATCTAGAAACACAAAGATTAGATTATGTGACTGTAAAAGATAACGCAGCAATAGATAAATATGGTGTTTTTATAAAAACTTTAAGAACATTTGGAACTACATCAAGAGGACAAGCACAAAGAGTTGGAAAATGGTTTTTAAACACACAACAAACGGCAACTGAAAGTTGTGTATTTCAAACTAATATTGCTGCTGGTTCTGTGTTAGAAATTGGTAATATTATTGGAATTGCAGATAGGGTTAAAGGTGTATCTGTTAATGGTAATGTTGTAGGAAAAAGAAGAGGCGGTCTTGTAAAATCAGCAACTGTCAATCAAGTGATAATTGATGATGTTACTAATACAAATCAACCAAGTCTAAATGATTCACCAACGATTAGCTGTTTGTTAAGTACTGGAAAAGTTGAAACAAGAACTATCAGTAGTTATACAACAGACCAAACAGGTGTTAATGTTTCATCCGCTTTTACCTCTGCTCCTGTAGCAAATAGTCCTTATATATTTGAGTCAGGTGATTTTGCAGTTACTACTTGGAGAGTTTCAAACATAAAAGAAAATGCAAATCATACATATACAGTTACAGCTTTACAACATAATCAAGGAAAGTATGCAGCGGTTGAAGATGGTGAACAATTAGAAGCAAAAAACACAAACATATTGACTTCGATTTTATCGCCACCTACAAGTCTTACTGTTGAGGAAAAAATAGTTATTATTAACAATAAAGCAGTTCCAAAAGTATTTATTGATTGGGAGCCTGTAACAGGTGCATCTGGCTACACTTTGCAATATAGAAGGGATGATGACAACTTCACACAAGTAAATACCCAAGAATCGTCATTTGAAATTATACAATCAGATTTTGAAGCGGGTTCTTATGATATAAGACTTTTTACTGTTAATGCTTTAGGTCAACAATCTAATCAACCATTAGAAGAAACAATTACAGTTAATGCTTTATCAGATCCACCAGAGCAGCCTACAAATTTACAGCTTGAACCAATAAACAACTATCAAGTTAAACTTACTTGGGATATAGCAATAGCAATAGATGTGGTCGCAGGCGGTAAGTGTTTGATAAGGCATACCACTGAGGGATTATCAGCTGCAAAATATACTAACTCCATAGATTTACTAACAGTTAATGGAAATACAACTGATGCTATTTGCCCTGCTTTAGCTGGAACATACTGTATTAAATTTGAAGATTTAGCTGGAAACTTATCACCAACAGAGGCAAAAGTTGAATTTGCACTACCAGAAACTGAAGATGAAGTATTAATAAAACAACAAAGAGAAGAATCAGCTTTTAGTGGTACAAAGACAAATTTACAGGTAGATTCAAATGCCTTAGAACAATTACTGTCACAAAAAATTCTCACAATTTAGTTGTAGGAGATAAACCACAACTTACTTTTACAACTGGATTAGCTGATGATGATACTTATGCCATTGTTACTGTTCCTGACGCTAATACTTTTACAGTTACTGCCGCTGATAGTGTAACCACTAGCGGTAATGTTACTATTGCGACTGGATTATTAGGTAGGTATGAATTTGCCTCTGCGTTTGATTTAGAAGCAGCTTACCAAAATGTAAGAATTAAAAGACATATACAAAGTGAAGGTTTTAATATTAATAATAATTTTGATTCAGTTCCAGATGTTGATGCGGTTGATAATTTTGATGGAGAAGGAAGCAGTAGGTTGGCTGGCAGATTAAGAATACAAACATCAAATGATGCTTCAACCTATACAGATTTTTTAAATTTAACTAATGGTACTTTCAATGCAAGGGCTTTTAAATTTAGAAGTCATTTAGTTTCTGTTGACACAAACGAGAATATAAAATTTTCTGAGTTAGGTTTTGATGTTTCTTTGCCTGCAAGGGTAGAAAATAAATATATTTCATCTGGTAATACATTATCTGCACCTTTGCAGTCTGGTACGTCAGGAAGTGGTTTTGATGTAGTTTTTGCCAAAAGATTTTTTACAGGACTAAGTACCACTATTGGTGGTGCTGAT